GTATTTGGACGCAGATGAGAAACTATCCAATGCATCTTTGAAGATAGAATACTATGATACCATGCTCACCTACTTAGAAAGTATATTAAAAGTGATTCAAAATCGTACATATCAGATTAAAAATGCAATTGAATTTATGAGATTTAACGCTGGAATGGGTTGATAAATACATATAGATTCATGGATCTATGTGATTGACACTTCTGCTAATGTTGTCATATCCAAAGCGAATGAAGTATTTCTTAGAGTCAAAGCTGACCCTCATATTGAATATGAACTAAGAGATCACTTTACATTCCAAGTTGAGAGTGCAAAGTTTATGCCTCAATATCGGAATCGCAATTGGAATGGTGAAATACATTTATTTGATCTCCGATCAAAGAGGATCTATGTTGGTCTATTAGATCGAATCATCGCATTTTGTAAGAGACACGATTATAGTTATAAATTTGTAGACAATGAATATTATGGAGTTCCATTTGAACAGAATGATGGAATCTCATATGAAGGTGTAAAAGATTATATGAGATCTATTTGTTCTCATGCTCCCAGAGAATACCAAGTTGACGGAGTATTCGATGCCTTAAAGCACAATAGAAAGCTATTGATATCACCGACTGCTTCAGGAAAATCTTTGATGATTTACTCTGTCGTAAGATACTACGTAGATAAACGTCAAAAAATCCTGCTAGTTGTTCCAACGACATCTCTCGTAGAGCAGATGTATAAGGACTTTCAGGATTATGGTTGGGATTCTGAGTCATACTGTCACAGAATATATTCGGGTAAAGAAAAAACCAATGAGTTTCCAGTTACAATTACAACATGGCAGTCAGTTTATAAACTAGACAGAACTTTTTTTGAAGATTATAACGTGGTAATTGGTGACGAAGCTCACTTATTTAAAAGTAAGTCATTAATATCTATAATGACAAAATTACATCATGCAAAGTATAGGTTTGGATTCACAGGAACTTTAGACGGCACACAGACGCATAAATGGGTCTTAGAAGGACTGTTTGGGCCATCATACAAGGTGACTAAAACAGATGAACTTATGAAACAAGGTCATCTTTCACAGTTAGATATTCAGTGTCTTGTATTAAAACATCCACCACAAAAATTTGAAACATATAATGATGAGATTGAATATTTAATATCTCATGAACAGAGAAATAAATTTATTACAAACTTAGCACTTGATCTTAAAGGTAATACACTCATTTTGTATAGTAGAGTACAAGCTCATGGTTCAGTGCTATACAGTATGATAAATACAAACAAGAGTGATGAGCGAAAAGTTTTCTTTGTTCATGGTGGTGTGGATGCTGAAGAAAGAGAACAGATTCGAGAGATCACTGAGAGAGAAGTGAATGCTATCATCGTTGCGTCTTATGGCACATTTTCAACAGGTATCAATATTAAAAACTTGCATAATATTGTTTTCGCCTCTCCTTCAAAGTCCAGAATACGAAACCTCCAAAGCATTGGGAGAGTTCTCCGAAAAGGAACTAACAAAACCAAAGCTATTCTATACGATATCTCTGATGACTGCTCTTATAAATCAAGAAAAAACTACACATTAAATCATCTTATTGAACGAATTAAAACATATAATGAAGAGAACTTTAATTATGACATCATTACAATACAACTAAAGGAGTAAGATGGAAGACGATTTTTACGCAACAATTAAATTTAAAAATGGCGAAGAGATCTTCGCTAAAGTAGCAGTATCTGAAGAAGAAAATCGCACGATGCTCGTTCTTTCAAATCCTGTAATGGCAACAGAAGTAAAAGCAAAAGGTGGTTTAGTAGGATATAAAGTAGAACCTTGGTTAAAAACCAGTAGAGAAGATATGTTTATTATTGATAAGGCAGACATATTAACTATATCAGAATCAAATGATGTTCATATGATTAGTATGTTTCAACAATTTGTTGCGGATTCAGATAAAATGAAAAATGGTGAACCTAAATTAAGTAAAAAAATGGGGTATATATCTACCGTAAATGATGCTAAAGATATTCTAGAGAAACTTTATAAATCAAATAATAATCCTAAAAAGAGCTAATATATTTCCTTTGAACCTCCACAAAGGTTATTGTAACTGATTTAGCATAACTTGTCAACTGTCTGTAAAAGTGTTATACTATCTACATAATAGTGATTAAGACTTATGATCAGAACAGGCACTATGGCAAAAAGAAAGAGGTCAGAACACTATGTCAACAATAAGGAGTTTTTAGCTGCTCTAATTAGGTATCGGGAAGATGTTGAGATCGCTAAACTGCAGGATAAACCAAAACCTGTTATCCCTCGATACATTGGAGACTGTTTTCTAAAAATTGCCAATCATTTATCATTTAAACCAAACTTTGTAAACTATATGTTTAAGGAGGATATGATTTCCGATGGAATCGAAAATTGCGTTCAGTATATACACAATTTTAATCCTGAGAAATCCAAGAATCCTTTTGCTTACTTTACACAGATTATACATTATGCATTTCTCCGCAGAATACAAAGAGAGAAAAGACAACTTGAAATTAAAAATAAAATCTTAGAAAGATCAGGATATGATGAGGTCTTCTATGGGGATGACGGTGGAGAGGCTTCTGACTATAATGCAATTAAGGATGCAGTTCATTCCAAATTGAGATATTGATGAAAAAAATACTTTTGAAAATATTAGAAGGTATAGCCATAGCAGGAATGGTAGTATTCTTAGGATTTCTATTTCTTATTGAGTTAATAGATCTGTTTTTGATTAGACCCATTTACCAAAAGTTATTTAAAAAGAAACGTAGGAGGAGAGTATGATTCTACCAGGTTCTACAGTTAAAGTAACTGATGAAAATTCAATATACAGAGGATATGTTGGATGTGTTCAAAGAATACAAGGTAAGAAAGCAGCAGTTCTAATGGATTCTCATACTCCTTGGGATAAAATGATTACTTTTAAACTCTCTGAACTTTCAGAACAAACCGAAGGTTTCCTATACTACCCACCTAAAAAACAAAAATGAAGATAGCAATTATTACAGATCAACACTTTGGATGTCGTAAGAATTCAAAGCACTTTCATGATTACTTTCTTAAATTTTATAATGATGTATTCTTTCCTACCCTAGAGAAAGAGGGTATAACAACCATAGTTGATATGGGAGATACCTTTGATAGTCGTAAAGGAGTTGACTTCTCATCTCTTGCGTGGGCAAAAGATAATTACTATGATCGTCTAGAGAAGATGGGTTGTCAGATCCATACGATAGTTGGAAATCATACTGCATACTATAAGAATACAAATGATGTAAATGCTGTTGATCTATTACTGCGTGAGTATGAGAATGTAAAAATATATTCAGAAGCAACAGATATTAAGATAGACAATCTAAACATCTTACTTGTTCCTTGGATTAACTCTGAGAATGAGAAGATGACTCTAGATGCTATTGATAAATCTAAATCAAAGTGTGTGATGGGCCACCTTGAGTTCAAGGGATTTAGAATTCATCGTGGTTTTGTGATGGATCAAGGAACAGATGTGAAACTATTTGATAAGTTTGACCGAGTTTATTCTGGTCACTATCATACAAGATCTGATGATGGTAAAGTCTTTTACCTAGGTAATCCATATGAGATGTATTGGAATGATTTATCAGACACTCGTGGATTTCATATCTTTGACACTGAAACATTAGAACATACACCTATTGATAATCCTTACAAAATGTTCTATAATATTTACTATGAGGATACAAATCATCAAACATTTGACACACGAAAGTATGATGATAAGATAGTAAAGCTTATCGTAAGAAAGAAAACCGATCAGACTAAGTTTGAGCGATTCGTTGATAAGTTATACAATTCTAACGTATTTGAACTCAAGATAGTTGAAAACTTTCAACTCATTGACAACGAAGACTTTGAGGCATTTGAATCAGAGAATACTCTTTCTATCTTAAACAGGTATATTGAAGAGTCTGATATAGATCTTGAAAAATCTAGAATACAGACTATGATATCAGATGTTTATCAAGAAGCCTGTGAGTTAGTCTAATGTATATTCTAACAATAGATGGCAAAGAAAAGGATGGAGCATACTCTGTTCAAGATGATGAAGGAAATCACGTTCTTTATCTCTTTGAAGAAGAAGATGATGCAAGTCGTTATGCTATGTTGTTAGAAGAGGAATCTTTTCCTGACATGCATGTTCTAGAAGTTGACCCCGATATGATGATGTCGGTATGTGAATCACACGGATATGAATACACTGTTATAACTCCAAATGACATTGTAATACCACCACGCAAATCTAAACCTAATGATTTTATTTGAAAAAATACGTTGGAAAAACTTTCTCAGTACAGGTAATCAATATATTGAATTAGATTTCCAAGAGAAGTCAACAGTTTTAATATCTGGTAATAATGGTGCGGGTAAAAGCACAGTGTTAGATGCTCTTACTTTTGTGTTGTTTTCCAAACCATATCGTAAAATTAATAGATCACAACTACTAAACTCTACTAATGAAAAAGACTGTAGAGTAGAGGTAGAGTTTTCTATAGGTAGCACGGATTGGAAAATTATAAGAGGAATCAAACCAAATATATTTGAGATCTGGAGAAATGATAAACTACTAGATCAATCACATAATGCGAATGAACAACAGAAGTGGTTGGAACAGAATGTAGTAAAAATGAACTACAAGTCTTTTACTCAGATTGTGATACTGGGTAGTAGCACATTTATACCATTCATGCAGTTGTCTGGGCCTAATCGTAGAGATGTGATAGAAGATCTTCTAGATATTCGTATCTTTACTGCAATGAATAATGTCATCAAAGATAAAATAAGAATAGTCAGAGATGATATCAAAACTCTAACTCTAAAGAAAGAATCTTTGAATGATAAGGTTACAATGCAAGAGAACTTTATTAAGGAACTAGAGACTAATAGTAACGAGAGAATTGAGAAGAAAAGGAAGAAGATGGATGCACTTGGTGATGATATATGCGTATACATCATGGAGAATGAGCGTTCAGATGACCAAGTTTATGGTCTAACACAGGATCAGGAAAAGTTAGGATATGGAAGTGATACGTTAGCGAAACTTAACAATTACAAGGGTCAAATATCCAACAAAGTAGCAACCATTACTAAGGAACACAAGTTCTTTACTGATAATGTAACATGCCCTACATGCACCCAGCCTATAGAGGAATCGTTTCGCTTAAATAAAATTAAAGACGTTCAATTAAAAGCAAAAGAGTTGCAGTCTGGTTATCAAGAACTAGAACAAACAATAAAAAAAGAACAAGAAAGGGAACGTCAATTTACCAC